CAAAGACAAGCTCTGGAGGGATATGAACCGAAACTGGTGAAGCACCAACCATAATACCACGATCATCCTTAATTTTATGGATAGCCGTAGTTGCTGTTTCGATAGTAGAAACTGAAATAGCTGCTGTGCCGATCTTATTACTTTGGTCACTATCACCAATAGTAGGATGATTATCATTAATAAGAGTTACCCCGTCACCGCCTATATAGGCAGCAACAGCAGCATTATTAAAGGTATTAGCAGCTTTTACTTGCTTGGTCGAAGCCATAGCACGGGCAAGACCTTTTGCCCTAACCTTTGCGAAAGTATCGTAAAGGTTATCTTCCATCGCTTCTTCCGTAACCGCAAAAGCTAGAGCTACAGTCTCGTGCGTATAGCGCGAGGTATAACTTTCTTGTGCGGAGTCATATTGAACGGCAGCACCTTCTGATTTAGTAGGAGCTTCGCCGAACATAGTGAAGAGAACTTCTTCTTCAAATGCACGATCCGAATTTTCAATTTCGTAGAGAACTTTATGTTCGTCATCTACAGAACCGTATTCCAAACCGAAGATTGCATTTAGGCCGGGAAGAAGTTCTTTTGAAATATCTGAACGATTAATAGCCATTTTTCATTCTCCCTTTTAAACTGGCCCAACAACGCAAGCAACAACAGTATATTCTTGATTACGAAGGATACGGACTTCCATTTTCGGATACGCACCGGCAGAGCCAGTGAACCCATTATCGGGTTGGTCATAGACAGCAATAGGACGTACCATTGCGGTAGTAGCTACACGAGAGGCAGCTTTAATACCGAAGCCAGATAGACCAGTGAAGGTACTACCAGCCCCAAGGGTAACATCAAAGTTTAATGCTGTATCACCAATCGTAAGAGATGCATCAGCCTGAACGATAAACGTCGAACTAGGATCATCATCTACAAACGCATACGTATTACTATCATCTGACGAAACAGATGAAGCAATATATTTCGACCAAATTGGTTGTTTGGACGTTTTATCAACATACCTCACACCCATAAGAACGCCAACGGCATAATCAGTAGTGGTGGTAATAGGAGTAACATACCCTGACGACATTTTTAATAGGTCACCAGTATACATTGCAAGGTTAGTACCTTGAGCAATTGGATACCTACTAAAACCAGTAGAGTTTACTGCACTACCACGTTTACGTGAAGGGTGGAAGCCATTTAAAGCTTTACTAGAACTCATAACGGTTTCTCCTTATTATACGAGTTTCTATATATACTAATATATATTTTCGGAGAAACTAATTAATGATTACAATTAAATGAATTTATTCCTCAAACCCCACGGGTCGATTACCAACCGTTACCCTAGACTTACTGTTATTAGATATAGGCATACGACGATCTTGCATTGACATAAGACGTTGATCAACAGCTTCATTCATAGCAGCGTTTTTATCTACGCTTTTTCGTTTTCTAGTTTCCCAAACATCCATTGGACATTTAGCCAAAGCTACATCACCTCGTACAATACAATTTTCAAATCTATCAGTACTTTTATTATATCCATATCCTAAAGTCATATCAGGAACTTCATCGGAAGTAACGAACTCCCATCCTTCGTTTACTTTTTTTCCTACTGCTTTATAATCTTCCTCGCCTTTTAAATAAATACGTAGCCAGCCAAGTTTATAATTCTTACCTAGAAAATCCTTTTCAATATGATCAGGAATATCTAGCCAATTTTCAGTATCATAATAAGTTCGTTGGTTAGAGTCTCTCGTATCCGTTTCTCGTGGAGTACGTGAACTTTCAGTTTCAATTGTAGTTTGATCTTCCATTAGTTTCTTTCCTTTATGCACGTTTTGTTTCTATAGTAGTGTAGCCGTTTAGGTTATCAACCTTATTTTTTTCTGCGGCGTATCTGTCAAGTGGAATGCCCCATTTATTTGCAAGCTCTACGTCACGTTGACTTAGCTTTACTTTATTTTTAGGAGAGGATTTACGTGATGATCCTGCTACCACTTGTGACGGTTTTTTCGTGTTGGCCGTCCCACGATTGAATTTATGCGGAAGTTCTTGTTGAACTTGTCTATCTATTTCATTATAAAACTCTTTTGTATTAGGATCATACCCCTCTGCCTTTAATTTTTGATCTACTGCAAGAGCAACAGCAGTGGCTACTTCATCTTTTCCGAACCATGCATTACGTCCTACCCAATCTTGAGCCATTGGATCAACAGTTTGTTGAGGAGTAGCTGATGGTTGATATGTTTGTTCTTCCTTATACTCTTTAGTTCTATCTACATCTTCTTGTTTCTGGCTATGCTCTGCTTGTGCTTTTCTAGCTTTAATAATTTTTAAATCTGTCTTAGCATCGTTTAACATATTTTGAGCGGCAAGTAACTCTTCTTTTTCTCCATCATCATAAGCACGAAGATAACTTGACTCAGCCATTTTAATTCGTTCTTCTAATTCATTTTCACGAGAGGAGAGAGAAGAAAGTTCATAAGACTTTGTAGTCTGTTGGTTTTTAACTAATTCAGAACGAAGTTGATCTAACTCCGTTGCCATTTGTTCTATCTGACCTTCTCTTTCTTTCCGTTGATGAACAAGCTGACGAATACGCTTTTCAGCCCCTTTACTATTTATCCCTTCTAATTCTTGTGGTTCTTCTTGTTGAGGTTCTTCTTTAACTTCTTCTTCCTCAACAATTTCATAATTCTGTTCAGGTTCTTCTTTTGTTTCTACAGATGGTTCTGGTGTAGATTCTTCTGTTTCAGGTTCTTCTCCTTCTACATTATACTCTACTTTCTCCACACTATTTAAAGTAGTAGCAGCTTTAGGATCAATATCTGTCCAACCACCACCATCATTTTCTTTAGCCATAATAACTCCTTTGTTTTACGTAGGCAGCGGTTCTACGAATTACGCTGCATCAGCAGATAAATGGTACATAATATCTAAGTCTTCTGGATTTTCAACACGCATAATAATTTGATCGTCAAATAAAAGTAGAAGTCGTATACCTTTATAAATAAATTTATGTCCTACATGCCTTCCATAAGCTACAAAATCTCCTTCACCGCACCAAGCTCCTGTAGGAAATTTTGTTGTATCTTTGTAAGCAGTTCTCCCTACTGCTAAAACTTTACCTACAGTTGTTAAATATTTAACATCTTCAGTAAATTGATCTGGTAAAAGAATACCACCTTTGGTTTCTTTTCGTATAGCAACAGGTCTAATTAAAACATGGTAACCGGGAAGTAAGGGTAAAGGATCAGGATCAGGAATAGATCGTTCTGTAATCCAATCATCATTCTTTATAGCATTTCCAAGCTTAACGTTCTGCATCTTCTAGTTCATCCTTTAAATATTTTCTTTCTAAATCTTGTATCATATCAAGTAGTTTCTTCATTCCGTCTAAGACACCAACCATATAACGATACTCATCATAAGAGGTACAAGTTCCAGATGCAAGACTATTTTTTATATTTTCTAATTCACTTGTTAATTCTTTTTTTAGATAGTATGAATCGACTAACGTACTAGTAGGAGATGCAATCATATTTTAAGTCCGTGTATCCTATTTTCCATAAGACTCATCGCGCCTGTCTTTAAAGGATTGTTTCTTAGTTGATTCTTTTCCGGTACGCATACCAAGAGATTCATCTTTACGGGCATTAGAACTTTGCTTCTTCATTTTCTTTTTAGCTGGTTTAGCAGCACCTATTCCAAAATCTTTAACAGAATTTTCTGGAAACCAGTTATTACCAGACTTACCACTGCCGCCTACCCATTCCTGTTTTATTTCAGCCATGTTTCTTTTTCCCTTTTCTTTTACGTGATTCACTTAGAGCAATAGCAATTGCCTGTTTACGTGATTTAACTTTTGGTCCTTTCTTAGAACCTGACCGTAATGTTCCCTTTTTGTACTCTCCCATTACAGTCTTCATTTTCTTTTTATTTGGTCCTCTAGATATTTCTTTAGATATATTTGATCTGGAGATAGCCATTAGTTAAACTATCTCCTCACCAGTTTGTAGTTGTGCTTCCATCTTCTTTAAATAATTTAAAGTTTCATCAGGTATCTTTATTTCTTTCATTTCAGGTTTACCATTTTTATCTTTTATGATCTTACCATTTTTATCTTTTTTAGGTACTTTAAATTTTTCTAATGTTCGATTATTATTAATCCATGCTCTAGCATTACCTTCACCCCAATTATAAGCTACAGCAGCATCTCTCTGACTTCCGTCAAATTTATCTAGAAGGTAAGAACCATAAGTATGACCAGCCCATTTATTATATTCAGGATCACGTAACATTGATGCTGAAGGAGAAAATCCCTTAAATTTATGTTCCCCCGGTCCTACTGGAGTAAGTTGATATCCTCCAATAGCTCCAGCCTTACTTATTTTAACTTGACCTTCCTTATAATAATGTGATCTACTACTTTCATTTGCATGAATAGCATCCATCCATTTTAAGAAGTCATCTCGTGATGTGGACTGAGGTTGAATTTCTTCTATTAATGCTTCATAAGTACCAGCATCAATTTCATGAGGTTCTAATTTTTCGCTGTATTCATCACCCGGTTTTCTTGGAGCAACTTCAAATTTTCTTTTTTCTGGAACTAGATTATCAGGAACAATAAATTCAGCTTCTTCTGGTACTGGTTCTTGTAATGGAATGGTAGTATCAGCATCTAAAGGAACTTCCTCTTTAAACGCAGGAACCATTTCTTGAGATGTAGGACCAGTAGGTGTAAAATCAGCACCTGAAGGAACTACCTCATCTTCTAACGGACCAAAAAAGTTACGTAATGCATCCATCACATCAGGAGTTTCACCACCTTCAACCATCCCACCTTCATTATATTTTCTTAAATCTACTGTTTCTTTTAATTTCTCAACAGATGTTTTAGTTTCCTTCATCATAGTTTTGAAAACTTCCAAAAGGAATTTATCATCTAGTTCTTTTGTTTTATTTTCATTAGTTGATTTAAGTTTAGCGAGTTTATCTGCTGAATCTATTTCAAACTCATCTCTATCTAATTCTAGTTTCTGTTCATCAAGAGTAATCTTGGCAGTAGAATGTAAAGCGTTAAGTTTAACTTTTTCTTTTTCCAGTTCAAGTTGCTGACGTTGTAGTTCAATTGTCATACGTTCAAGGTCTTCTACTGTACCTTGTTCTGCCATACGTTGATTGTTCTCTAAAATTTCTTCAGCCGCTCCTTGTGTAATCTGAGCAATAACTTGAGGACTAGCTACACCAGCAGCTTCTACACCTTTTTCTAACATACCACTTATCTGTTCTTCATATTGTAAAATCATATGTTCACGTATATTAGCTTGGAGAACGGGTACGATCTGTGCCATAAGAGGATTTTGTCCAAGTGTTGGATCAGCAATAAAAGATTCCTTAATTGTAATATGAGCTTTATGATCTTGACCCGGAAAAGCTTTAATAGGATTTCCTTCAACTGCTTGGCGAATATCTGATATAGGATCAAGTGGTTGTGGTTCAGGTTTTTCTGGTGTAAGAAATCTAGTAGGTTCAGCTATGTTAAGAGAATCTAAAATAGTTCTGTTAACCTCTCTCATATTATACATACCGGGAGGAGACTGTGAAGCCAACTGAAGTACCATTTGTGCAACAGCAATTCTATGTGCAGAAGATGGAACATTTGGATCAGATACTGGAATGATATCTACTCGACCATCAAAATCACTTTTAAATATATTTCCAGTTATAAATGGAATATCATAAGGATATTCATCTGGTAGATAATCATGATTGATACGAGCTAAGATATGTAATTCATCACGTTGACTATGATGTAAACGTTTATGAATAGCACTAAAGAATTTAGTAGAAGCTTCAAGTAAAGCTAACGTTGTACCAACTGGGCCATAATTAGTTGAATCAGCTATAACTTGTTCTGTACTATCTGCAAACTTTTGTCCTGTAGTAGCAACAAATTGTAACATTTGCATAAGAGTATTAGACGGTTCCTTGTATGGTAAAGGTACAATAGCTTTGGTTAAATCAACTCCTGTTGCTTCCACTTCTCTAAATTCACCCGGTGCAATTGGATCGTTTGCTCCAACCACCCGAACACCACGAGCTTTAAATCCTCCGGGTAAATTAGCAAATTGTCCAGCATCAATAAGGTTACGCATTGCTGCTGTAGCACTAGCTGTTAAATTCCCTAAGAAATGAATGTAGCCCAATCCGTAAAAACCAAAACCGGGAACAAACTTATAATGAGTAAACCACGTAAGTTTTTCTTTTCTTGCATCATCTTCTCTCCAATTTCTACGAATAGCTAAAACTGTTTTAGTATCTTTATCAACTGTTACAATATAAGGTAAAGCAACTACAATACTATCTTCTTCCTCATCACTTTCTAGTTCAAGATAACAATGATGTTCTAATAAAGTATATTGAGGGGAAGATGTATAATCAGGAGACATCCCCAAAATTGTATCCATCTTTTGTCTAAGATTAGTTGGAACAATCTCCATAGGTTCAGGTAATTCTTCTTCCGTATAATCAGGAAGACCATAAAATCCATTTACAATATCTCGTTTAAGATCATTAGGTGAACGATAAATTAAATGTGTATATCGTTCTGCCTTACGTAAATCAGGAGCATTGTTGGAAACAACAAATTGATCGATTGTAATAAATTCAGAAACAGGACGGTCAAGTGCAGGATCGAAATAACATTTCTTAATTGCTGATCCAAAAACAGGTAGATGAAATAACATCCGTTCCAGTTCATCAAAGTACTCAGGCATTTGATCAGTAAGCTGATAGTTCATAAAGTTTTGAACACGATTAGCTTGCTGTTCTTTTTCAGGAGTAGAGTGTCCTACGACTTGAGCCTTTACTGGACCTTTAGCTGGAAATAATTCTTGGATAGCTTTTGCTTGAAACTTAACAGAGGATTCAATTATAAGAGGATGGACTGCCGTACACGCACCTTCAAATGGTTCAAAGGCTTCTTCTAGTTTTAAACCAAGAAGATCAAAACCACGTTCAAAAGTTTCTTCCCAATCTGCACGACTTTCTTTATCTGCTTCATAAGCATCTATAACTTTTGTAGCGATATCTAAAAGTTCGTCTTTATCTAAAGAATAAATTATATTTTCATAATGATCATAAGGTTCTTCTTCCAGTATTTCTTCTACTTGTAAAGAAGGATCATCTGATTCAATCTCATATTCAATTGTTTCACCAGAATCCATATTAATAACATTACCTTGTTCTGCGAAAGGATTTCGCTCAACAGCCATTATTATTTTCCTTGTCCTCTATATTTCTTATAACTTCTACGTTTATGTTTATTTAAAGAGCTAGTACCAATCATAGAATGATTTCTACCAATAGAAGTTTTCTTTCTTTGGTTAAAGAAATCTATATTTCTATTATATAATCCTATAGCTCCTTTAGGAGTTTTAGACATTATTCTTCAAAATCATGTACTAGTTCTTTTTGATGAATGTCACTTTGAGGGTTATCTATAGGTTTGCAATCACAAGTCTCTGGGTCACACGTACAACCTTCTTTCCCACACTTAGGACAACGCTCATGATCTTTTACTAAAGGTGTGTCTATCATTTCTTTACTATAGCTCCAAACCCTTGTACTTGTCGAGCTACGTCTCCACCCCATTCAGTTTCTCCACCTTCTTTATAACCATGTACTACAGGTTCTCCAGTTTCTTCTGAACGTTTAGCAGCAGCATCCAATCCTGCATCATCATATGTAAATTCTTTTTTCCCTACTGTCGGCATTTATCCTTCTCCCATTTTTTTTTTATATAGGACACTTCTTACAAATGTCTCTATTAGTATTATGACCTTTAATAGCTTTACCCCAACCTACAGTACCGCCAGAATTAAATTTAACCTTACCGCCTTTACGATATTTCTTTCTTACCATACCGCCTTCAGCTAACCAAGGTTCATCCTTAAATTTTGTCAAATCTTGTTTAGCAAGAATACCCCAAGGACTTGTTTCTCCTCCGGGTTCTGCTCCGCCAAAGATACCACGGAAGAAATTATCGATAGTAGCACCTAATCTATTTGTTTTATTTCCTTCAGCATCGTACCATGACTCTTCCATTTTTTTAACAGGATCAACACTGACACGAGAACCTGAATCTGCATGTTGATGACTACGATGAAGACCCGGAAGCCTTTCCATAGTTTCATCTGTAGTTT